CTTACCCCATCCAATTATAAATTTCCGATAAAAATCATTTTTTTCGAAAAAAATATATAGTTTTTATATAAAAATTAAATATCTTTATATAAATTATACATGCCATTATCACAAGAAGAAATTAGAATCCGCAATCTTGCTAGATACCATAAAAATAAAGAAAAATATAACGCGAGAGCGAAAGAATACTTTAAAAATACATGGTATCAAAAAAATAAAAATGAAGTTTTAAAAAAAATGAAGTTATACAGAATACATAACCCTGATTTAGTTATTAAAAATAATAAACAAAGTAGAGATAAAATGAAAATTGATAAATTAAATAATAATATTGAAGAAATAAAAACAATTGACAGGTCATGTATAATAAATTTTGATTAAACAATATTTATATATAAACCATACTCATGATATTTTTTATCCAATCCTAACTTTTTTAATTTTTTAATATTCCTCATCTCGTATGCATGTATCTCTTTTACAAGTTGTTTAAAACTTTTTTTCCCATCACCATTAGAAAATTTAATATTATATTTTTCAGCATAATGAATAATCTTATCTAATTTATCATCATGCTCTACCGCATATGTTCCTTCAGTGTCAACAACCTTACCAACACTTGAATTCTTTCTTTGTTTTCTACCTAGTTTCATATATTCGTTATTACCTGCTACATCTCTTTCCAACATACTTAAGTTTTGTTTCTCTTTAGCTTCTTTTTCCTGTATTACATTATATCTATCAAATAATGTATTACTTTTGTTTTCAATAAATTTTAAATATTTATCTTCATCTTCTTTAGCTTTCTTCATCATAGTTTTTCTCATACCTGTTGTTTTATTTCTTCCTAATAATAGTTTTGCATTTTCTGTTTCAACAGCCTTCTCTAATTCTCTTGCTCTTTGTAATAGATTTTCCCTTGTATACATATAATATAATATTATATTATTTTTTATATAAATTTATATGTTTCATTGTGTAATTAACTTGTATTGAATTCATTAAACCATTAAATCTATCTTTATCACCAACACCAACATTACGTCCACTATTCTTAACAATCTTTCTAAATGAATTACATAATAAATAAGCCTCACCTGTGGAATAAATTTGTTCAAAGAATTTTAATTCGTTTTTGTTTTCAATTTCTAAATGTTTGTTATCCATAGCATAATTATATACTTGAAGGTCAGAATCTTTTTTAATCATCATCTTAGTCTCTTGCCATGCATCCTTGCCGTCTTTAGATTTATGGTTAATGGTTTTTCTCTCAATGAAGTCCTCCCCCAAAGACAGAATGAGAGCTTTACCATTTAAACCTTTAAATCTAAATTTGGCTTTACCGTCGACAGCATAACACCAAGATTTTTTCTCAAGACAATAGAAAGCATAATCAGTTCCTACAGAATCTTCTAATTCATCCTCAAATGAACCAAATACTTTTGATCCACTTTCATAAATTTTATGATTCTTATATCTATCATCAATTAATTCAACTTCTTTCCAATGAGGTACTTGAATATTTTCTTTATCTACCCAATCTTTCCATTCCAAGAATTTTTTGTATCTGAATTTAGATGCATCAGTATCGGTGTATAAAAGTTCTTTTAATCCAACCTTACTATAAGAATTTTCAAACATATATCTTTTTGCATAATCATAAATTAAAACACCTAGATATATAGGTCTTTGTTTTTTAATTAATTTCTCACCTTCAACTTCATAAGATACAAATATTTTATTTCCAATTGTATTAATACAATTTATTGATTTAGATTTTTCTTTTAATTTTTCGAACTCAGCGAGATTATCTATATCACAAGTTTTTTCAGTATGAAGACCTTCAATAACTTTTCCTGATAAAGAGTTCATTAATAATTTTAATGTTTCTCTTAAAGCACTATTATATTTCTCATCTTTTTTACTTTTCAAAGTATCTTGTTCATTTTTAGCTTTCATGAAGTCTAATAAGAAATCAAACATATCACAAGATTTTTTTTTCTCTGTAAAAATAAATCCATTTCTAATAACAACACCACATTCATATTTTCTTAAAAGCTCAATCATAACATTACTTATTAAATAGTTTTCAAGAACTTCTTCATGACCCCAGTCATTTTCTATTTTAGTCTTCCTAGCATAAATTTTTGGAAGATTTCTTGCTCTTAAATTGCTCTGGTCAATATCACAATAATAAAAACCAATTACATCTGCACCTTTATATTCTTCTACTTCAACTAATTCACCACATGGATAATAAACATCTAATACAGACATTACGAAAGGATAAAGAGAACATACATCAGTTGATACAAGTCTTTCTAAAACTTTTTGCACACCATTAAATAGTTCAACACGACCAGCAATTTTAGATTTTTGTAAATCATCATATTGTTGGAAAGATAATTTTGGTAAGTTGTAAGCTTTCTTTTTCTTACTGTCTTCAAAGACTTTATAGATTAAAGAACCTACAGTTTTAATTGTTTCTAATTCTTTAGCATAGTTAGCTGTAGCAGGAATCTCTGCAAGAGCTTTTCTATATTTACAGAATAAGACGGCTGTAGCAAGAACATCAAACTCATTGTATTCTTTTAGTTCGTCATTACCTGTAATAAAATCAAGTAATTCTCCATTAAGATAAAGTTGTTGAGCTTTATTATGATCGAAAGATTTTTTTGCACAACATTTAATTTTAAAACTTTCACAATTTGCTTTCAATGAACCCATAAGATGTTTATGGATATCAAAAGTGTTATGACGACCATTAAGATAAAAATTCAATAATTGATTACCATTATAGAAGATATCTGAGACACGATACTCTAACATATCTCTGTTGTTAGATTTTAGTAATGCATCAAGTAATATAAAGTTATCAAAGTTTGAATTATTGAAACCAATAAATACGAATGCTTTATTATCTTGATTGTCAATAATCCAATTAATAAATTTAATAGAACAATCATAACCCAAAAATGTTATACATGATCTTTCTCTTATCTCATTTACCACATCCATATCTCCTTTTTCATCTGCATCAGTAAGTCTTTCAAGCTCATAATTACTTAAATTCAAAATACTTAAACTATATTCTTGAACACATCTACTTCTTTCAAAATTAACTACAGTCTCATAATCATAAAATATAAATCTCTTTTCTACTTTCTCATCAGCCTTAGCCATATTATTAACATTTAAATCTCTAGGTTTGAATAAAATTTTCTCACCTTTTAAAAGAGAACAATCTGCTGTTAATAATACATCATCACAGAATTTAATTTCATTATTTTTAATTAAATCATAATGTTGATTTATTTCATCATATATCATTGTATAATCACCACAACCATTTCCAATCAAATATGCAAGTCTAACATCAACATCTAAATTAATTTTACTACATATCTTTACTCTTCCATTAATTCTTTTTTGTATAAATGTTTTATTCTTTATTGATTCACTTGTGATATCAATCATTCTACGATTCATTAAAAATGAATTACATATCATATCAATTCTTAAATCATGTTTGTTAATAAACATTTTAATATTATCAATATCTCTTAAAGCTACTCTATCAACAGACATTAGGTCTGTATATTCATCACTATCTTTTTCAATACATCTTAAAAGACATTGAAAAGCACAATCACCATTTCCTACTTTTCTTCCTTTAACATCTCTTTTACTTTCTGTAATACCTTCAACTTCAAATATCATATCTTCACTTTTACCTAAACCTGCAATAGTGGATGTTGTAATCCCAAATTCATCTAAATTGATTTCCCATTGATCTGTTCTTACAGCATCACTACCTGGAACAATATCATTAACATTATTTAAAAATTCTTGAAATAATTCATATGACACCATATAATTTGCATCAATTGAAACAGCTCTTGGTTGACTTGGATTTTCTTTATTATTTAAAAATACAACTGCATAAGCCATATCTTTTTTACCAAGAGCATCTTGTTCTTTTTTAATTTTTTCATATAACTCTTCTTCATTTGCAATACCAGCATATTTAAAAAGATACTTTGCAACAAATTTAATTTCATCAGTTCTTTTTTTATAAACTCTTTTACCATCAATAACTTCGGTTCTAACAGGAACAGCTTTAACACTTGCATTTACTTTTTTAGCACCTTTAAAAATATTTCTTGTAATTTTAGTAGGATTAACACTTTCAGCTACACGTGTAATTCTATCATTAACAATATTAACTTTATTTACTGTATTTTTTTGTAAAATTTCACTTTGAATTGACGCATATGTTCTCGCATCAAATTTGTTTCTATTCATAGCTAAATTTCCAAGAGCGAAATCTTTTGCAATCTCTAAATTACTTTTTCTTCCCATTATAATTATATATCAGATAATTTTTTTCCAGAAATTACGAAATAAAAAAAATATTCTATATATTTTTTTTAATTAAAAAATTCTTTTCTATATGTTTTTTTCAAGTTCTTTTTTATCTTTTTTACTCATCTTAACTTTCTTTATATTACATTTATTACATGACCAAGTATCCATCATAACAGGAGCTCTACAATTTATGCAACCAAATTCACTCATTAATCCTAATGGGTTAGTTGAAATATCAATTGTGAAGCTGTTTTCTACAACAGGTGATACAACTTCTACTTTAGGTTTTTTAGTATATTTTCTTTTTGCTTTAACTTCTTCAACTTTAACTTCAGGTTCATCAATCATGACAACTTCCTCTTTTACTTCTTCAGGTTTTAATTCTATTATATTTTGTATTTCAACTTTTACAGGTTCTTCCACTTTTTCTTTACGTGGTCTACCTCTAGCTTTTATAATACCACCTGCTTCTATAATTGCTTGATTTCTTTTTTCTCTATATTTCTTATTATTAATTCTACTACGTTCATTAAATCTTTTTTTCCATTCTTCATCAGTCTTTCTCTCGTCATATAATTTTCTTTGTATTTCACAATATTTTTCAGGGAATTTCTCTCTATATTTTTGTTGTGCTCGTCTATGAGCTTGACTATAAGTAGATTTTTTAAGAACAAGAAGAGGTTTTAAACCAAATTCATCTTCAGCCATATGCTCTTCAAATTGTTCCCAAAATGTAGCATCTACATTATGAGGGATTACAATATTTGAATAATCAATTATATCATTATCATCTACTTTCATTTCAGTAAAATTCATTGTATAAAGCATAGGAGTATTAGGGACTTCACTCATTACATCACTTTTAATTTGCATTCTATATAATATAATATTAGAAAAAAAAAAAATTTAAAAAAAAAAAAACTAGATATTTTTTTCTAATATTATAATATATGGAAAAAAATATAGTTCAAAGTGTCTTGTTTAATAAACATACTACTTCTTTAAAGTCTGCTTCTGATTGGTTAAAAAATCATGGTTATTATTTGAAGAAAGTTGATGAAACTCCAAACCTACTTAGATTTAGACAGTGGAGTCCTACTACATTAAAAAAATTAGGTTATACAGGTTATTTTCATAAAAAATTAAATGATGATGTATCATTAGTTATCGCATACAAATATTAATGCTTTAATGCTTTCACTCTTTGTATAAATTTCATTAACAGCTTTAAATTTTCTTTTGGATTAGTATGCCATTTTTCAAGAAACATTTCATAATCATCCACATATGTTTTTGCATGTTGTTTATGTTCTAAAGTATAATCACAATTTATACAATACCATCCACATTCATCAGTTTCTATATATTGAATTTCTCTATTATTACAATAAACAGGTTTAAAAGGTTTTAGAAATTCTGAAACTGCTTTAGGCATCCCGAATCCAAAACTATCAAAGTAGATTGCATTACATATCTTATGTTCTTCAGAATCAGATTCAGAGCTCATTCCATCTCTATCACTATCACAATATATTTTAGCTAGAACCCAATGACTTCCATTGTTTCCTTCACCATCGGTTTTATCGTCATCCATAAGATTGATATAATAACTCCCTACTTTTCTTGGGAGATTATAAAGTTCGTTCTTACTATATACACCAATAATAGGTAAATCAAGTTTATTACATATTCTTTTAATATCAAAATTCGTTAACATATATATAATATATTAACAAATAAAAATAAAATTTAAATTATGTTTTTAAGGTCCATAAAGTCCATGACCTGCTTTACGTCTTCTATGATGTTTTACAATATTCTCAGGATGACCAAAATGAATTACATCCATTTTACTCATACCCATATCATGATGGTGAATTCCTCTCCCACCATAACCTTGAGATGTTCCTCCTTCTTGAGTATATCTAGTTGGAATAAAAGGATTCATTGCGGGGGAACTCATTGATTGATAAGGACTTAAAGTCATTTCAGTTGATGAAGGTCTTACTTTAGGATTAACATTAAATCTAGAAACAGGTTGATTATCATTAACTATATTAGATAGGATTAAACCATTAAAGTTATTTTTTAATGCTTTTCTAAAAGGCATAGATACAGATGCTAAATCACCACCTTTAATTTTACGAGGTCTTCCACGTCTTCTAATTCCATTTCCAATAGCTTTATTAATTTCATTACCAGCATAAGATCCAAGAGCCGAACCAGCAACCCCAGCTACAGGACCACCTAATACATTACCTGCAAATCCGCCTATAGCTCCTGTTGTTGCAGGTAATGCATAATGTCCAGCTAATTTTAAATCATCAACAATTCTATCTCCTAAAGCAGGAGTGAATGTATCTTTTATTTTATTACCAGCATCTCTAATTTTATTACCCACTCCAAGTGGGTCCCAGTTTACAGCTCCACCGCTTTTCTTTTTTCTTATTGAAGCCATAAATGCTTTCGCCTCAGCACTACCTTTTTTTAATTTACCTCCAAATGATTTTTTTTTACCCATTATTGGGGCTTTATTCCCATATTCTTTTTCTATTGTTGATTTATCAAATGCTCCTTGTAATGCTTTTCTAGCAACTCCTTGATATTCTGGTGGTAAATCATGAATCTTATTATGTATAGCATCAAATGCTATTTCTTTAGCTTGTGATCTTGCGTCTCCATAAACTTTATCATCACGTGTTCCTGTGTCAACCATTCTACTTTTAACTGCATGCTCTCCTGCTCTTCCTAAAAGTTCTCCAACTGCAAGTCCAGCGACAGGATTTCCGAAGAATGTGCCAACTGCTGTTCCTAACGCATCTGCTCCATAATGCACTGCATCACCAGCCATTTCATTTATCATTGGATTTTGTAATGCTCTATTAACAGTATTTCCTACTGTATGATAAGCTCTTTTAGCATAGTCATATAAACCTCTACCTTCATGAACTGAGTGATGAAGCTCATCAGGATGTAAATGTAATTTCATTCCTTTAGTTTTTTTATATGCTGTAAGAAGTTTTCTTGCATTTTGAGGTTTCAACATGAGGACGTGTTTTCCAACTCCTGCACCCATTTGATGATGTTTAAGCATTATAGGTAAACTATGAACAAGTTTCATTACTTGCTCCTCAGTAAGATGTAATTGATGTGGGATATGTCCGTGTTTCATATATATAATTAATTTAGATAAAAATTTAAATTAATTATTTCACAAAACATCGCTTTCTAATAAATCTTTTTTTCTATCTTTCAAAATTTGTTGAAACCATGCAATTAAAAATCCTATACAAAATCCTAACATTTATATTAAACTATATATTTTTTTTTTTTTATTTAAATTAAATTATTCTATTCTTGCTCCTGTTGCAATGTCAATGGTAATCTCTCTCATAAATTCTACAAAAACCATTAGATCACATCCAATTGAAGAAGCATTTTGTCCTACAACTTGGATAGAACGTGATACACCTCTTTCAGATGGTAAGATTCTTGAACAATCACCATAATAATATCTATAACCTGATGAAAACATATCTTCATTAACTAAACCCGAAGCCAAACCTGTGGTTAAACCTCCATTTAATTGATTTGATTGAGCTAACTGTTCTAAGAATGCTTCAAAATCATAATTCTCATTATTTAAAAATAAATTTACACCTGATACAAGAATATTAAAGTTAGTAAAAGCAATTGGATCAGGCATTGCTGGTGATGGACAACATGGGTTTAATGGGGATGAATATAAAGGAAGAGCACCAACAGTAGTAGAACTAGTGAAAGTTTGAGATTTTGAAATTTGTGGGACAACCAAAACTGAGCATATGTTTGCAATTCCATTTGTCACTAAAACATTAAATGTCGAACCAACATTATTAAATTGGTATTGAAAAACGTCTTTATACATAACTTTTTTAGTTGGTGCAAGTGATAAATATTTTGATTCTGCTAATGGGTTCATTGTATATACTGGTGCGTATAATCTACATGAATTTAATTGTGATTTCCCTGCATTTCCATTATAAATGGCAAAATTATTCTTTTGTATTGATACAGATATACTATAAGTCCCATCAGATAATGTAGAACCACCTTGTCCAAATCCAGCACTTGCAAGCATTAAAGGATTTGTTAAACCACCTATTACATTAACTGAATTTATACTAAGAGTAGGAAAAGTTGCTGGTACACCTGTAATTATATTTAATGATCCATTTGTGATAGTGAAATTTGTTATTGCTTGATTTGTATTAATATAAAATCTAATAGTAGAACCTTTTAAAAGTGGCATTTTTTCAAAAAAGTCTGCAAGATCTTTTAATCTTAATTTTGCATATGTCTCCCAAACAATTGAACCATCTGCAGTAGATTGTGTTGAATCCAATTGAGACCTATAAACTACATTCCCATTAGTTGCATTATTCACTAAATTTTGTGTTCTTGAACTATCTATACTCGAAGGATTGTAATTATACCAATTTTGTCTTTGAAGCATACCATCATTTACATTTCTTTTATTACAAGGTGTCCCATAAATACCTGAACCCTGACCATCATAAACTATAAGATTATTTACTGATACAGGGTTAGTTGGAGAATATATAGGAACTCCAGCTACACTACTAAATGGAAGATTTAACGCATTTGATTGATTTCCTACTCTTGTAGTTCCTGATGGAACAGTAGAGTAAAATTCAAAATTAGTATTATTTGTATATGGTATATTCTCACCATTACTATCATAATAAGAATTAACGCTAAAATTATTTAGATATGTCCAACTCTTAGCGTTATCAGGATAAAAACCTATTGTTGGTCCTACATTAAAAAGGTCATCTTGTGAAAAGCTTGTATTGGCTTTAAAACTTCGAAATACGTTTAAAAATGGAGTTTGTTGAATTACATTCTGATTATTGAATTCAACGGTCATAGAGTTAATCATTTGCCAAAAACCAGATTTAAACGCCCATGCATAATCACCTTCACTTCCCCCAACAGGGAGATTACCTGCTACATCTGATGTTAATTGAATTATAAGAGGCATTACAATGAATGATTCCTGCCAATTTATCCATCCACCAGCATTACTTAATGGAGTCGAATCTATAACTACTTGTGAAGTGTAATTCTGACTATTATTATCGTTTACATATACCCATTTTTTAGAAATAAATTCACTTTGGTCAATCTCGGTATTCAAACTTTCTTCATAAACTAAATTATCAGCCATTATATATATTATTAGAATACAAAAAAAAAAAATTTAAATTATTTTATTTTTAAATAATTTAAACTAAAGATTTATCACAGGTAATTTATAAATTCAAACTTATATACTTTCGTGGCTTACTTGCTTTAACTCTTAAATGATTTGTATGATGTTGAAGATGTTCATGGGTTTTATGATTACCTGTTTCCATGTCTCTATATATATCTTTTCCTACACCATATCCTTCAACTTTATCTCTCATCATTCTTTTAAATCCTCCATGTTTAGTAGGTTTCACATTGAATGCTCCTGATGCTTTTTGTCTTTTTAAAAGATACATTTCTATAATATTATTTAAGATATTTTTTTTAGGATAAATATGTTAATTCTGATTTACTCTTTATTAAAAGTAATATAAGCATTTGTGGGTCTTGAAATATGATTGGTGCTCCAATTTGATCTCTAAATTCGAATCTAATATTTGTATATTGACCATTTTCAATTTTATTAAAAGCAAGTTCAGAAACCTGAATTGAATATATCTCACCAAATCCTGCACTAGTAGGTGTGAGTGAATATATTAGCTGAGATGGAATCGCAAGTCTGTTATTTACAAGATTACATAAGCATAAATAAGAACTTTGTGGAACTATTTGAGGAGCATTTTGAGAAAGAAAATTTAATATACCTCCATAGGAAGGAGTTTCTATTTGAGCTGGTGGAGTTCCTGATATATCTGCATTAGGATAATCACCCGCATTGAAGCCGATTAATGTTTGAAATTTATTTGTTAAAACTGTAAAAATAGGAACTATTGTGTTTGTAGGTAATAACCATGTTGCTCCTGCAGGTTGAGTTAATGCATTTGCAGTAGCAATTGATGCACTTAATGGAAAACAATTTATTTGATACGCATACTTAGTTGGGTTAACAACTAATTCTAAATAATAAACATATACATTATCACCTTCCATATAATGAAGATTACTAACCATAACAGATTGGAAGTAAGCATTTATATCAACTAAATTATAATAACCATCTGGAATTAAGACTGGATTCACTGTTCCATCGACCCATATATAACTAAATGAATTATTCTGATTTGCTACTGTAATATTGAATACAGATTGATAAAGTGATACTTGTTGGACCGCAATTAATTCGTCATTGAAAATCACACCTCCTAAAGGGAAATCATATTGAAAAATAGAATTACCTGTATTAGGAACGATATTTGTTTGGTTTAAAATTATACTTCTAGGCATTATATAATACTATATTATATTATTTTTTTTAAATTAAATTATTTTTCTAATATCATTAACATATCCATTCCTTTATTTTTGTTTATCCTTCCATTTGATACATATTTTTTAATTAATGTTTTGGCTTCTTTAATCATTTTATCATTATCATTACCTGCTTCCACTTCCCCGATTAAGAGTTCTAAACGTTTTAATTCTTCTGCTTCTTTGTCATGATTTTGAGTTTTTAATTTTAAATGTTCGATTATCCCCGCACCTCTTGTAATTTTAACAAAATGATTTTGTTCTGGTTCTGTTAGGCTTTTAAAATGTCTATCATTAACTCTTCCAGAATGAATAACATCTAACACAAACTCTTTATAATTATCATCTACTCTAACAGGTTTGATTGAAGGTATAGGACCATTACTCTGATATTTTAAGTTTAGTATATTTTCTTTATGTAATTGTGGCATATGTATCATAAATTTCCCAAACAGTCTAAATTTTGGTTCTTCTTCATGACTTGTAATCCCCTTCCCTATCTTAATTCTACTTTTAATAAATGAATGTTTTTTCATACCATCACCCCTTAATATTCTATTTGTATTCTCTTGATTTGCTTGGTATCTCGCTTCATAATCTTTTGTATTCTGTTGTTCTCTAGCAATTGATTCATTTGCAATTCTTTGTCTTTCTGCTGGAGATGTGTTTTTATCTGCTTGTCTCATTGCCTCCTGTCTCTTCATAACCGCATCCCGTTTTTTTTGGTCTCCAAGTTCTGCCATACCACCTCTACCATATTTTTTTACACCACGCCCTCCTGTCTTACCCCCTCCTCCACCCTCATTATATAGATGATATTCCCTATATTGTTCTGGATCGTCCAGAATCTGTGATAAAAGATTTTGTAGAAATTCTTTTGACTTACCTATTTTAAATTCTTTAATTTCAGCTTCACTAGGTTCTCTATTTTCTAATATATTATAAATTGCTCCTACTAATGAATTCATATTTGTTAGGGAATTTATATATGCTTTTTTGCTTTTTAATGTATCAATATTACTAGATGATATAAGTTTTCCTTTCTTTTTAGGTATTGGTGCAACTTGAGATGGGTTATGAGGATCATAACTTGATGATATTCCTTGCATTGATTCAGCTCTACGTTTATCTCTTTCAATACTTAAATGTTCTTTTTCTTTTTTTTCTCCTTCTTGTTTTCCTCTTGGTTTACCTGATATTGAAGGTTCTCTTCCATTCATTCTATTAGCTAGTTCTTGAATTTGAGCTTCAAAAGAAGAAAATGCTTCATCAGCTACTTTATACATTCTTATTAAACCTTCTAAATCATTTCTATCCATCTCCATTAAATTTTCTAATGTATAATGTATATGTTTTGGTTTTGGTTGCATTCCTAAATCCTCCTCCTCAGATGAAGTATAAGCAAATTTTGTATGTTCATCGTATGCTTGGAATCTATCAAATGCTTTCTTTTCTTTTTTAAGGTCTTTATAATATGCAGGTAGTTCACCTAATTTACTTTCTATATATCTCTCCCTTTCTGGATCATGATATATAGGTCCTTCTACCCCAAAATTATATTCTTCATATCCCTCTTCATTTCTCCTCCTAATTGCATCAACTTTACTTTTAGTATTCTTTTTTAAAATTGATTTAGCTCTACTGTCTTGATTTGGAAGGCTTACTCCATTAGATACACCACCTATTACATTTGTATTACCTATAGCTCTTCTTAAAGAATCTTCGTCTGCATAAACTAAACTTTCTATATCACTTCTTGGTTCAAGACTATGACGTCTTCTTGTTGATACTTCTCTAATCTGACTACTCCCTTTATTTGAACTAAAAGAAGGTAAAGAAATATTAATATTTGAAGGTAGTCTTAGTTGGAATTCACCACCTCCTCCACCTCCATCACCTCCACCATAACCACCACCATAACCTCCACCACCACCACTACCACCTCCACCACTACCACCACCACCACCTCCATTACCTCTTCTTCGGTCTCTTTCATCTGGTCTTTCACCTCTATCCATTTCACCTTTAATGATTTTCAATTTAATCTTAAAATTTTTTAATCTTTCTATTTTAGGTGGGGTTAATGCATATCCTAACTTCTGTGATAAATCATTCATTTCAGTTATAAGTTGAGTATTTGTGAAATTAAGTTTTTGACTATATTCTTTTTCCGTATCTTCAAAACCATCGACTGCTTGATCATTTTGTTTTCTTATTAAGTCTAATCTAAAAATACCTGCTTCATCAACTTTATCATTTAATGCACTTAAGTATTTATAACTCGGAAATCCATCTGCATTTACAAAATTATTTAATGCTTGTAAATAAGCTCTTCTTTCAACATAAGGTAAACCACTAATTGCACTTAATTGTTGATATGTAGGAGCAATACCAACTACAGGACCATCATCTCTTTCATCTTCATCCATACGACCTAACATTATATCTACTTGTGTACCTAGAGTTTGTATGATTTGTTGAAGTTCTGGTGGAGCATTTCTTTGAGGTATGAAGTAATCAATTATTTTTCTTAAAGTATTAAATAATCCTTGGTATTGTTCTTTTGCACCTAAAATAAGTTGAGATTCATTATAATCTCCATTAAACACATTCGTCGACCTTATACCTTCAAAATTAAGACCAATTGATGAATCAATATCATCAAAGAATCTTCTTAATCTTTCTTTAAGTGTTTGTGAATCAACATCTTTTGGATTTAAATTCTTAAGTATTTTTTCTTTAATTGCTGGAAAGAATTGATTAAATTTATATAAGTTTTGAGTCCCACCTAAAAGTTGAGGGAGTACATTCACCACTTTCACAGCTTCATTAAAATCCATACCATAATCTCTTAAATTCTGTATTGCTTGTTTTTGTTGTTCCATTAAATCTTTTTGTATTTCTGAAACAGTTTTATATTGAGGTGGAACAGGTGGTGGTTTATTAGGGTTTTTAAAATCACTTACTCTTTTATTTAATATTGATTCATTATCTATTTGAATTTGAAGGATTTCAGCCTGTAGTTTTTTTTGTTGTTCTAAATCATGAAAACTTCTAACGTTTCGAATTAACATATATATAATATTAATTAGAAAAAAATTTTTCAGAAATTCTCAGAAATTTTTTATTTAATGTATTTTTGGTTGTTCAATATCGTAAATGTCATTAAAGTTTTTTCGAAATCTATCTTGAGGTTCAGCATCTAGGTCTACCAATAAGAAGTCTTGTTTGTTATCTGTTGTTGCATTCTCATAAATCTTTAAAAGTTGTTTCTTATCCACACCTAATGAATACTCTCTTAAAATTCTAAATAGGTCAGGTAAATTAGAAAGTTGTTTTATAACTAGATAGTTTAAATTCTTTCGTATCATAGGAGGAACAGCAAAGTAGCTCTGTGATATATAAATTAGGGAACAGTTCTGTTTTCTTGCTCGAATGAAGAATTCCTCCAAAGGTTTTTGGTTTCTTTCAAGGACTAAATCATCCATCACAATTAAGGTCTGATCCTTTTTGGAAATATCTTTATCTAAGTCGGGAGCTTTGTCAATGCCTTCTACTACCTTAACACCTTTCTTACCATGTTTTTCTTCGAGGTAATTGTATAAGGGTTCATCTTTGTTTTTTGTTATGACATATATATCATTAAATGTAGAATCCATATTATGCAATAGATTCATTAATGTTTGTGTTTTTCCAGAACCTGAACCACCTATAATTAACATTCTAAATGGTAGTTTAATTCCATGTTTATTAAAATTTGGGTTGTGTGATTTAGTTAGAAACTTTGATGGAATCTCTTTATACCAATCAATTAACTCTGCTTGAGATTTTTTATTTTTCGACATATTATATATAAATTATATTAGAAAAAATAAAATAGTTAAATTTTTTTTATATCTTAATATTATATAATATGGCTTCATACCCTAAACCAACAAATACAGGTTCTACATTCAATGCTCCAAATTGGATCGCTCCTACTGTCAATTCTGCTGATACTGCATTCTTAAATGCTAACTATTGTCAATATCCAATAGTTCAAGGAGGTATTAATACTAAAAGTATAACTGCTACAGGTAGTGTAGGTGTTTCTAGTAATATTTTAATGAATGGAGTTGCAGGAGTAAATTACATAGAGTTCCCAGATGGAACAAAGCAGTATACAGGAACACAAGATTTTTCTGGTTATGCTTTTACAGATATTTCAAATACCTTTACTAAATTAAATACTTTTGATGGTAATCTTGCTATTGGTGGAACTCTTGGTGTAAATTATATTCAATATCCAGATGGTTCTAAACAGTATACAGCACCAGCAGGAGATGATATTAATACAGTTTATAATGATGTGTCGAATACTTTTTTAAGTCCAACAATTCAAAAATTTCAAGGTTCAAACGCGACGACAACAACAACCGCCCCTTTACAATTTACTAATGTTTCGACGGGAGAATTTGGTTCATTGTATGTAGATCCATCTGTAAATAATGATTTAACTTTATATAGTAATCAAAGCGGAGGAGGTTTGACAATAAGAAATTCAACAAATTCATTTACAATTAACCCAACAACAACAAATACAGCTTCTTTTTTAAATCCAATTGTTTCATCTGGTTCAATAACTGGAAATTCATTTAAAATAAACACAAATACAATTGGAGATGATTTATATTCAATTGAGTCTTTTGGAAATTTTGGATTATATATTGTTAATACATCTAATAATAATGGTAAAATCACTCTTTCAAATAATGGTTCTATTTATGCTTCTATTACATGCACGGCACAAAATGAAATTACTTGTAGTGGTTCATTAATTGTTAGTAGTCAAACATATCCACTTGCTTCATCAAATCAAACAGCAACTATAGGTTATGTTAATGACGCTCTTCAAGGCGTGGGAGATATTACATCAACTGGAAATAATAATTTTAGTGGAATTAATACTTTTTCAAATTTTTGTGGAACGTCAGCAACACAAACATATCCATTACCATCTGGAAATCAATTTACAACTACATCATATGTTAATAATTTAAATACAATAGCTTCAACATTTACACTTGCTTCTCAACAGGCATCTTTTACAGGTTCATTAGCTTGTTTATTAACATCGAGTAATTTATATCAATTTACTACAAATAATAGTGTAGCATTTTCTCCATATGTTCCAACTACGTCTTATTTAATATGTTCTTCTCCATACATCTCAACAAATATAACATTTTCAGCATCAATAACTGAATTATCTACAAATAGAATTATAGGAGCAACTGTATCAATTTCTTATGGAAGTACAACTTTTTCTTATGTTAGAATTGATACTGCAAACAATTTTGCATCGGGAAATTATACTTTAACATTTAATGGATATGCGTACAAATAGATATAAATAAAAAAAAATAGTAAAATAATATTATAATAAATTTTTATATATTATTATATTATATATGAGTGGATTTTTGCCCGCAAACACTTCGCTTCAATTATC